GTAGCAGGTATAGAATGATTTTTTCTTATTTCTTGAGCTTTATTCCAATCTTCTTCCGATATAATAGGTTTGTGCTTTCCTTTGCACACTAACATATCACTTTCTTTATTTTTTCTTGTTTTTGTTCCCTTTCTTTTATACTCAAACCAAGTTACATATCCGCAGTATGTCCTATTTTTTATAATTCTTCTTACTGCATTCTCTGTAAATTCTTGTCCAGTAGCAGTTCTATAGCCTAAAGTATTTAATTTTTTCATTATTCTAAAAGAGCCTTCACCATTTAAATACATATCAAATACAATTTGTATAATTGGCGCTGTTTCTTCATCTATAATCATATGTCTTTTACCGTATTCATCATATTTAAACTTATATCCTAAAGGTGCAACGGAACCTATAAAATTACCTTCTTCTATAGATTTAACTCTACCACGTTGCATACGTTTAGTTATTACTTTTAATTCCCTACGGGCAAAGAACGTTTTAAACTCTGTCATTTCCTCGTCCAAGTCGTTATTTAGGTTATACGTTTTATCTGGAGTAATAATAAGTGTATTAGTTTTTTTAAAAGTGTTAATTATTCTCCCTTGGTCCTGCATATCTCCACGTCCTAAACGGTCTATATCCATGCATAACACAGCATCATACATATTTTTTTCTATTTCTTCTAATAACTTTATCATTTTTGGTCTCTTAGCAATGCTGTCACCTGTTTTTATTTCTTCCTTTATTTCGATAACGTTAAGATCCTGGTTTTTAGCAACTTCTAATAGTGTGCTTCTATGCCTAGCTAGAGTATCGACATCTTCTTTTTTCTCCAGTTCTTCATCAGCCCTAGATTTTCTAAGGTATATACATGTTTTCATATGATTTCCTCCTAAAAAAAGAGCAGCTGCTAACTGCCCTGATGTTTATCTATTATTGTTATTATTTCTATTTTATACAATATATATCCTTTTAGAATAGTTTAGTTTCATTTGTTGTATAAACATTGTAATAAAGGTAATTAGCTCTAAAAGCTACTAAGATATCTAAAACTAATCCTAAAAGTAAAAAACTTATAGAAGAAACTACTATATTAGCTATTAAATATATTAGTCCTTGAATAACCATACCTTTATACATCATCCAAAATGGACCAAAGAAAAATGCTGCCCAATTAAATTTACCTTTATAACTAACATCGCTATCTTTTATTGATTGGAATTCACCTTGATAATAAGGTGGTAATTCACTAAAGTCATAGTTTGCTTTTTTATTTCCAGAGCTACTAAATGTAAAATCACCAAAGTTATTTTTCTTTGGTTGATATTTTTCTAGCATAGAGCCACACTTTACACACATTTCTTGTTTTTCTGATGTTTCAGCACCACAATTTTGACAATAATTATCTCCATTAGTTACTCTAACACCACAATGAACGCATATTTCAGCTTTGTCATCAACTTGACTACCACAATTTCTACAATACATAATATATCCCCCTATTGTTTGTTTTTTAAAGTTTGAGCTTTTAATAATCTTTGTTTAAATTTCTCTAGTTTAGGATTAATATCGCACCTATCAGATTTAATGCTAGAAAAAACCTTGATAGCTTTATTTAAAACTCTTATTTCATTGTTATAATCTTTTCTTTTTCTATATAAAATAGCTAATCTATCGTATGGATAATTTCCATCAAAGTTATATGAAATTGCTTTCTCATAAAATTCTATGGCTTTTTCTATATCTTTATTTTTTTCATATTCCATAGCTTTTAAATTAGCTTGATATCCCTTTTCAAAATTTAACATTAAAGTCCTCCTTATATTTTTCTTAAATTGTAGCATAAATTTACACATTTTACCTTTATATACATAAATTTATTTTATATACAATTTATATATTCAATTTAAGAGTTGTTTGATGTATAATATATTATAAGTAATAAAACAGAACATCTGTTCTGATAAATATTTTGTTTATAAGGGGGATAACATGGAGAATAAAGAAAAAGTATTATTATTAGGAGAATATTTTTTAGAAGAAATTTTAAAACTAATAGAAGATGAGGAAAAGGAAGATTTAAATAAATAAGATTGGATATTTATTTGATATGTATCGGGATTAGGATTAACACATAGTGTAAATTATCTACTTTATAAGCGAAGCAAAGAGACTTAGAAAATCTAAGTCTCTTTTTTAAATTGTTTAATCATTTCTATCATTGCATTAAATTCACTTTCTGATAATTTATCAGTAACATTAATAACTTTCTTTTGTCTATCTGACAAATCTGTTTTAGGTTTTCTGTCATTACTATATCCAGTCAAATAATCAATGGTAACATCAAAGAATTTAGCTAATTTAAATAACGATTCTACATCACATTTTCTTTTGTCATTTTCCCAATTATAAACAGTCTGCTTACTTTGGTTTATTATTTTACCTAGTTCTTCCTGGGTTAGTCCCTTTTCTAATCTCAAACTCTTAAGTATTTCCCCTTGTTTTTTCATGCACTTTCCTCCTATGCTTACATTTTATGCAAAATTATATATATTTATAATTAAACAAAATGTATTACATTTCCTTGAAATTATAACATTTTAACGATTTTTTATCTATCTAATTTTAAAAATTGGCAAATAAAAATAAAAAAATAAAACAAAATTTTTATTTAATAGTTGACAATAAACAAAATGGATACTATACTTAAGGTATAAATTAAAGAAAAGGAGGTTAAGAAATGAGAGTAAAATCTTACAGAAAGTTTTATAACTTAACCCAAAGTGATATGGCAGATAAATTAGGAATCACACTTCAAAATTATTATCAAAAAGAAAATGGCATTAGAGAATTTAAATTATCTGAAGCTAAAAAGATAGCTGATTTATTTGATGTGAGCATAGAAGATATTTTTTTTGCTGATGAAGTAAACAAAATGATTACTAAAAAAGGTGAAATAAAGATAGCTTTATAGAAAGGAGATGAAATATATGGATTACATAAACAAAATGAATAACTTAGTTCAAAATTTAACAGTTGTAGAAAATGTTGAGGAATTTATTCCTATATATGAAACAGACAAAGGTGAAAAAGTTGTAAGTGGCAGAGAATTACATCAAGGTTTAGGAGTTCAAAGAGATTTTACAGATTGGATAAAACAACAATTAAATTCGGTAGATGCTACTGAAAAAGACTTTTCCCTTTTAAAAGGGAAAACCTCAGAAGTGGGTGGTAGACCAACAGAAGAATATATATTAAAACTTGAGATTGCAAAAGAAATATGTTTAGTTGCTGGAGCATCACCAAGAGCAAATGAAACATTAAAGCAAAAATCAAAAGCTTATAGAAAATATTTAATTCAATTTGAAGAAAAACATAAAAATCAAATATCTAATTTAACAGAAAAACAAATACTACAGTTACAAATCCTAAATGGAGATGAAATGGAGAGAATAGGAGCTTTAAAACAATATGAGGGAGTTATAACCAAACCATTAATAGACACAATAGAAAAGCAATCAGATGCGATAAATGAATTAAAACCTCATGCAGAATATGCAGAAAGAGTTTTAGAAGATAATGAGGCATTGCTTAATCCGACTCAAATAGCTAAAGATTTTGGAATGAGCGGACAAGGATTAAATGCATTATTACATGATCTAGGAGTTCAATACAAACAAAATGGACAATGGCTGTTATATGCTAAGTATCAAGGCAAGGGATATGCAAGAAGTGTTCAACCAGATAAACCATATGCTAAATCAACTACAAAATGGACACAAACTGGTAAAAAGTTTATCCATGATATTTTAAGAAAAAATGGTTATAAAACAGTTTTAGAAAACCAACAAGAACAACAAAGATTTGATTTCAACTAAGGAGGATTGAATATGGAAGATAATAAAAAACTAGAATTTACTTACTGTGGAGATATAAAAATAGAGTTTGCAAATGTTAGAGTGATAGAAATAGGAGCTGGAAGCCTTAAATTCAAATTAGACGAAAGATTTCCTTGGATAACAGTTTATATAGGGGATAATTCTGACGAAGGATTTACATATTTCGATGAGATAAGTTTAAACTCTTCAAAT